GGTGGCGGAAGTTTAACTATTGACGGTAATGTAGGTGTTACGGGCAATGTAAACATCGGCACAATGCCAAATGTTAATGCCACAGTAACTGGTACAGTAGCAGTAAGTAGTATTACAGGAAACATTGCAGGTATTACAGCAAATGTTAACATTGGCACTATGCCAAATGTCAACGCAAACATCACAGGTGGTAATGTAACTGTAACTCAAGGAACAAGTCCTTGGGTAGTTTCAGGAAACGTTAATGCTAATGTAACTGGTGGTAATGTAAATGCCGTAGTCACGGGTACAGTAGCAGTAAGTTCTATCACATCTAACGTAACAATAGTAGACGGCGGCGGAAGTATTACAGTAGATGGTAATGTAGGAGTTACTGGTAATGTCAATATCGGTACAATGCCAAATGTCAATGCCGCTGTGTCAGGTACAGTAGCAGTAAGTAGCGTAACTGGAAATATCGCAGGAATTACCTCAAATATCACCGTAGTAGATGGTGGTGGTAGTTTAACAGTAGACGGTAACGTAGGTGTTACAGGTAATGTTAACATTGGCACGATGCCTAATGTCAATGCGGCAGTAACTGGTACAGTAGCAGTAAGTAGTGTTACTGGAAATGTCGCAGGAATTACCGCAAATGTCACCGTAGTAGATGGTGGTGGTAGTTTAACTATTGACGGTAATGTTGGAGTTACTGGTAATGTAAATATAGGCACAATGCCATCAATTACAGGTAATGTTAATGCAAACGTCACAGGTGGTAATGTAACTGTAACTCAAGGTACTAGCCCTTGGGTCGTATCAGGTAATGTCAATACTACAATAACAGGCTCGCCGCAGGTTACACTCGGTGGCAATAACCTAGATGCATTTGCTAGATTGCGTGTGTCAAACCCTTACACATTTTTTGACTCAGCATTATCTGGTGAGCGTAGATATGATTGGTCAAGTGCAACTGCTACTGGTGGAACCGTAACTTTTGACTTTAATGCCAACGTCAGAAACTTAAATGTAACTGCGGCAAGTGGTAGTGAAGTTATTCGTGAAAGTATTTGGTGCTTCCCCTACCAGCCAGGTAAGAGTTTACTAATAATGTCTAGTTTCTGTATGTCACCTGCTAAGACAGGGTTAAGACAACGTGTTGGTTACTTTGGCGCAGCCAACGGTATATATTTTGAACAAACTAACAGCACTAAGAACCTGGTTATTCGTTCAAGTAGTTCAGGTAGTTTGGTAGAAGAAAGAATAGCACAGGCAAATTGGAATACTGACAAACTAAACGGTACAGGACCAAGTGGTTTAACATTAGACACCAATGCTACCCAGATTTTTTGGACAGACATTGAGTGGTTGGGTGTTGGATCAGTGCGTACTGGATTTCTCATCAATGGTCAGTTTATTACGTGTCACATATTTAATCACGCAAACGATCCAGCATTCACTACAACATATATGGGTACTGCTACATTACCGTGTAGATATGAAATAACTAATACAGGTGCTACTTCAGGCGCAAGCACATTGAAGCAAATCTGTACCACTGTTATTTCTGAAGGCGGCTATACTATGGCAACTCAGGTTTTTACTGCTGGTACTGGTATCAATGTAAAACGACTAGCAACCGCTGGCACATATTATCCCATAGCAAGCATTCGTTTGAATAGTACACATTTGAATAGTATTGTAAGATTAGAACAGGTTGATATGTTGAGTCCCACCGTACACTACTATCGTTGGGTTGTACTAAAGAATGCTACTCTAACAGGAGCAACATTTGCAAGTGCGTCATCTACTTCTAGGGTAGATGTTGACACTGCCGCAACAGCAGTTTCTGGCGGAACAGAAATGGAAAGCGGATACCTATCATCAAGAGAATTAGCTACGCTTGCTCTCGACAACATCTACGGACAGTTAAGCAGAACACTTGCTGGAGTAAGTGACACTTTTACATTGGCGTTGACTTCAACATCAAACAATGCTGATGTGCTGGCTCAAATTGGTTGGCAAGAAATACTTTAAAATATTTTTTACCCAATAAATACTCTTATGGGTAATTCTACCACTTTAATCAAAGATCCATACGTCAAAACTGTTTTTGAGACCCAACAGCAGTTAGATGACTTTATAAAATGCTGTGATCCCGAAACAGGTTATCTGTATTTCATGGACAATTTTTTCATAATACAGCATCCTACTAAGGGTAGTATGAATTATCACCCGTATCCATACCAGAGACGGCTGATAGAAACCTACCATAATTACAGATATTCCATAGCGTTGATGCCCCGCCAGAGTGGTAAGTCAACTAGTGCCGCTGGTTATCTGCTATGGTATGCAATGTTTGTTCCAGATAGCACTGTTTTGATTGCCGCACACAAGTACACTGGTGCACAAGAAATCATGCAGCGTATCAGATATGCATATGAAAACTGTCCTATGCACATCAAAGCTGGGGTTACTACCTACAACAAGGGCAGCTTGGACTTTGAAAACGGTAGTCGCATCGTCTCTGCGACCACGACTGAGAATACTGGTCGTGGTATGTCCATCTCATTGCTTTACCTGGACGAATTTGCGTTCGTGCGTCCATCTATCGCAGAACTGTTCTGGACATCCATCACTCCTACGCTAGCTACAGGTGGTAAAGCAATTATCACTAGCACACCAAATTCCGACGAAGATCAGTTCGCACTGATTTGGAAAGGTGCAAACAAGTGTTTGGACGAGTTTGGAAATCCTACAGAGATGGGTGTGAACGGGTTCAAAGCATATCGCGCATCCTGGACTGAACAGCCTGGTAGAGATCAAAAATGGGCTGATGATATGAAGTCCAAGCTAGGTGAAGACAAATTTAATCGCGAAATCGGATGCTTTAGCGGCAATACGATGATTACGGTGAGAGATAACAATCAACGGATACTAACAATCAGTATGCGAGAATTAGAAAACATGTTAGTTCATAATAAGAGCAGTACCGTGAAGGTTCTCAACCAAAAGGATTCCTACATGGAAGAATTAATAAAAAATAGTTTGAATTTAGAAATCTTAACAGATTCGGGATGGGAAAAGTTTGATGGATTGACCAATAAAGGTGTAATGCATACTATTACTATTAAATTAGAGGGTACCGAAGTAACATTAACTCCCGATCATCATGTTTTTTTAAATACTCTTGAAAAAATTCCAGCAGACAAACTAAAATCAGGTGATTTAGTACTAACGTTATCTGGGATTAAAAAAATACTGTCTATAAAAGAAAATAAACTAGAAACTGTGTATGATCTAGTGAATGTAGGAAAAAATAAAAGATTCTATGCTAGCGAAGTTTTATGTTCTAATTGCGAGTTCATCGTAGCAGACGAAACTTTGATTAATCCTAACACTCTGCTAATGCTGGAATCTGTAGAGCCTGAATTCAAGCATGGTCAAGTACGATGGTTTAGCAAACCAAAGAAGGGAAACATCTATGCAGTTGGATTGGATCCAAGCTTAGGCACAGGCGGTGATCCTGCCGCTATTCAGATTTTTGATGCGACAAATACTACTCAAATCGGCGAGTGGAAGCACAACAGAACCGATATTCCTAATCAAATCAAGCTTTTAGCTGATATTAATCGTTATATCGTTGAATGTACCGACGAGCCTAATAATCTATATTATTCTATTGAAAACAATAGTATAGGAGAAGCAAGCTTAATTTCATTGAATGAATATGGCGAACATAACATAGTAGGAACTTTTCTAAGCGAGCGCGGCAAGAAACGCAAGGGATTTACGACTACGCATAAGTCTAAACTTGCGGCTTGCGCAAAATTAAAAACACTGATTGAAAGTAAAAAAATGAAGATTCAAAGTAAAGCCTCAATATCAGAACTCAAAACCTTCATCGCTCATGGTGGTAGCTATGCAGCAAAAATCGGTGAAACAGACGACTTGATTATGTCCACCCTCTTGGTAATTCGCATGATTCAGCTTCTGGGAGAATATCACGGGGATTTAGAGAGTCAAATTCGCGATCACGAAGATTACGTTGCTCCTATGCCATTCTTTGCGGTATACAGCTAAGCATAAATAAAGCTATGGCCGAAGAATTTAGACAAACCAAATACTTGCAACTTTTTGACTTGCTTAAAACCAAAAGACTTAAGCCCGTCGCACTGTCGGTGGACAACAAACCAGTTGTGCCACAGGAAGCCGAAGTCATTAGATTTAACTTTATAAAAGATGGAACTAACTACGGCCCTGCTTGGTTGTTTATAGATGACAAAAAGTATCTGAATTTATACTACGACGACGAGAAATTCGATAGTTACGACATAAATACCAGTGGAACACCATTTTCTAATAGTTGGTTTGCTTTATTAGAAGAGCTTAAACAGTGGGCGGTCAGCAACAAGTGCAAAGGCTGGAACCCCAAGAATCAAGACGAATTAGCTTATGATATGCAACAGAGAAAATATCTAAAAAACAAAAACGTGTTTGAATCTTATGCTGCAATCAATAAGAAAACCAGCGTTAATAATGCTGTTCCTACTGTAAAAATTGTCATAGAACATAACAGAAATCTTGAAGAAACCGATAGACGCTATCACAATGTAAGCAGAATTTTTATTGAAAATCAGAATGGCGAACGCTTTTTAGTTAATACAAAGCGCCCAGGTTTGGCCAAAGTATATGCTCGTCATATTGCCGAAGGTGGCACACCATATGATGAGCGCGGCAGACACATTTCAAGTTTGATCGAAGAATATACCAAAATGCGAGGCTTTGTACGAGCCACCCGCGAGGGACAGTTCACAGAATCTGCCCAAAAATTACTTTCCGAAGCTTTTACATATACCAATTCGTTGCGTGAAACACTTCACAAAATAGCAGGTCACAGAGGTTATAACGCTTATTTCGACGCATGGACTCCAGTACTTAATGAAGAAATGAACGAAGAACACCATATCAATGAGTTATTCGTCCGAGAAACTTTAGATCCACGTATAGAGAGCGTTTTACCCATCTTAAATAGATTAAACAAGAAAATCACGCAAATGAAAGAGGTACATGAACTTGATAGCTGGGCAAACCAGATTATTCAAGAGAAACTGAAGGTAAGTGAGGAAATTAAATCGGACACAGCGGCAAATTATAGCTTGAATGCAACTTCTCGCAAACCTGGATACTATCTTGAGCGTGTTGGGCAAGCTGTACCGATAGCTGGTCCCTTTGCCACTCCGCAAGAGCGTAGAAAAGCATTTGATAACCTGATCAATCAATCAAACGTTATCAAGGCGTATTACGATGCAGCAGGTAACAAAGAGTTTAAAGAAGGAATCAGCGCACAGCAGAAAAAAGTCGGTCAGCTAGGTCCTACTGAAAAGGCCAGAACTATTAGTCCAGTTCTGGGAAAACCGCCTAAACAACATCCTTTTAAAGGAAAGCTAGTCGGCGCTAGCGAATCAAAAAACAAATCGCTTCCAAAAAAATAAGTCTCTAGTCGCGCAAAATATATTATTTTTTTGCTCAACTTTTGGGCATATATACAGTTGACATAGTACTCCATTCGAATAGAATGTGTACTGTGTCAGTTGCTCCAACAACTCACAATTTAACTCAACTTTTAACTCAACTTTTAACTCAACTTTTAACTCACATTTAGGAGAAACAAAATGGCTACACTAGCAGATATCCGCGCCCGTCTATCGGCGCAAAACACCGACAAAACCAAACAGACACAACGCACTAACGATGCTGTCTATCGATTCTGGGATATGGAAGTAGGCGCATCAGCGACTGCTCGTTTTCTACCAGATCGTAATGAGAGCAATCCTTGGTTCTGGGTTGAACGTCAAATCATTCGACTACCTTTCAACGGAGTCGAAGGCACCAATGACAACAAAACGGTCATTGTACAAGTTCCTTGCATCGAAATGTATGGTGAAGAGTACAAATTTAAGTGCCCAATCCTGGCAGAAGTTCGTCCTTGGTACAAAGATAAGTCACTTGAAGAGCTTGCAAACAAGTATTGGAAGAAGCGCAGTTTCATTTTTCAAGGCTTCGTGCGTCAGAATCCAATCGTTGGCGATCTGACACCAGCGAATCCAATTCGCCGTTTCATCATCAACACTCAGATTCTGCCAATCATTCAGGCAGGGTTGGTTGATCCAGAAGTTCTAGAACTGCCCACGCACTACACAAAGGGTCTTGACTTTATTTTCCGTAAGACTCCAAAGCCAGGCAACAAGTACCCCGAGTACACGACCAGTAACTTCTCTCGTCGCGAAAGCGCATTGACTGAGGCAGAACTGGAAGCTATTCAGACTCATGGTCTTTACAATCTTGCAGATTTCCTACCCAAGAAGCCTAGCGAGACTGAGCTAAAGATCATCAAGGAAATGTTTGATGCTTCAGTGGATGGCAAGAAGTATGATCCTGCAAAGTGGGGCGCATACTATCGTCCTTATGGAATTAAGGTTCCAGACGGCGCAACTGAAGGACAAGCTCTCAGTGATGAGGGCGACGAAGCGCCAGCTCGTGCTCCATCAGTCACGGTACGTCCAACTGCTCCAGTCGTTGATGATTCAGATGATGATGTTCCTTTTGAACCGAATGTATCTACTTCGGTTCAGCCACAGACAAAGCCTTCTACTGACAAGGCCGCGGACATTCTTGCATTGATCCGCTCCCGTCAAAACAAGGGCTGATACAAAAGGGAGGAGATTATTCTCCTCCCTTTCTTACAAGGAAAAATCATCATGACAACATCTAATGAGAGATACCGATCTCTAAAATCGGCAAAAAAGCTACTGGAAGAACTATGTGATCCTGGAAAGACACCACGAGTGCCTTCACTAGTAAGAGAACGTGCAAGAGGTGTCCTTCGTCATTTTCCAACAGACTGGGAGATTGACAATATTGCACAAGAATGCCCAGATTTCTTTGAGAAGTCTAGCACGAAAGATAAACTGTTCGTATAACTAGGAGTAACACTGTGGGAAAACCATTTGATGTATCAAAATTTAGACGAGACATAACAAAATCCATCGAAGGATTGAGCATTGGATTTAATGATCCGACTGATTGGATTTCTACTGGAAATTATGCGCTGAACTATTTAATTTCAGGCGATTTCAAGAAGGGAGTACCACTTGGAAAAGTGACTGTTTTTGCTGGAGAATCGGGCAGCGGCAAGAGTTACATTTGCTCTGGTAATTTAGTTCGCCACGCTCAACAGCAAGGCATTTTTGTAGTACTCATTGACAGTGAAAATGCACTGGATGAAGAATGGCTAAAGGCGCTTGGAGTCGATACTGCCGAAGACAAGTTACTCAAACTTAATATGGCCATGATCGATGATGTTGCCAAAACTATTGCAGAGTTTATGAAGAACTATAAAACTCTGGCAGAAGATGAAAAGCCAAAAGTATTGTTTGTGATCGACTCTTTAGGAATGCTCCTGACTCCTACGGATGTTAATCAGTTCGAAGCAGGAGAAATGAAGGGCGATATGGGTCGTAAACCCAAAGCTCTAACTGCTCTGGTTAGAAACTGTGTTAACATGTTTGGCAGTCATAACGTAGGATTGATTGCCACGAATCATACTTATGCAAGTCAAGATCCATATAATCCGGATCCAAACGTAAGCGGTGGACAAGGATTTATCTATGCTAGCAGCATTGTGGTAGCCATGAAGAAACTCAAACTTAAAGAAGATGAGGAAGGCAACAAGACTACTACGGTACAGGGCATTCGTGCAGGCTGCAAAGTGATGAAAACTCGCTACTCTAAGCCATTCGAAGATATTGAAG